TACTGTCTGTCTTTGTCTAGCAATCTGGTTGCCCTGACTTCGTAGTGATGTTGCAAACTCTACACCAGACTTTAACATTACATCTGTTACGCCTTGCATAAACTTGCCATCAACCATACCGTTGTCACACCATACAACTGCTATTGAATCTTTTGTCCCCTTGGTACTCATATTACCACTTAACCTTGTCCGCCCAATAGGCTGCACTCATCTTACCTTTAGCAATATTCTTTCCGTGTCTTGCTTTAAAAGACTTGCGCTTTGCTTTCATACGCTCTGATTCGCCAGCCTTAGGAGCACCTGCTGTGCTTGCACCTTGCTCGCCAAATCTAATAGTCTTTACTTTTTCTCCTACCTTAGCCACTACTACGTGTGACTTCTTAGGATGATTAGGTGTACGCTTTGGCTTGTTGAAGCCAGATACTCCTGCTCTCTTTAATCTTGAATCAGCCATTATTTGCCCCTATACTTTGCTGTCTTCTTTGCTATGCTCTTAGGTTGTTTAACAAACTGTTTGCCTTTAGCATTACCTTTGGCCTTAGCCCTATTGGTTGCTGCCTTCTCTGCAGGACTTAAAGCAGCCCACGCTGCAGTAGGTAGATATCTTTTCTTACCTTTAGATGGTTTACCATCAGATGTTTTCCACTTTTCAGCAGACCACTTCTTAAGTGATTGTTGAGATTTAGCAAGTGCCATTACTTGTAACCTCCGCCTGCTTTCTTGTATTGCACAGCAAGTAGTTGTGCTTTACGTGCTGACCATTCTCCAGGGTCTCCACCCTTAGAACCAGCCTTAATCTTTTTAAACAATGTTGCTCTCATACCAGGTTTGGTATAGTTCCCAGCAGCATTAACTTTAGACTTTGCTTTCTTCTTCATTTGCTCCCCTTAACTGTTTCTTTAGTCTTTGGGTCAAGACGAGTTTTTTCCCGTCCATCCTTTCGGAGAATAACAATCATACCGTCCCGCATAATTGATTTATTAAATCCGTCGTGACGCTTGCGTTGACCCGATGACATTACTTCTTCTTTACTCCAGGAGTTTTACGAGTCTCTGGTATAAACATTCCTGGATATTTTTTTTCAAGGGCTTTACGAGCCTCAGCCTCAAACCTAGCCACACTCTCAGGAGATATTGATTCTTGAGATTGTCTAAGAATTTCTTCACGTCTTTTGGCTTCTCTTGAATTTATTGATGTGCCTTTACCTACTGCACGTATTTCTTCTGGAGAACTACCAGCACCCCAAGTTTTTGGTTTAGAACTTGGTTTAGGCTTTGGTTTAGGGGTAGCCATATTACTTCTTCTTGCCCATTTTCTTCATAACCATTTTCTTACCAGCCTTCTTGGCTGCCTTCTTGGCCATTGCCTTACCTTTTGCAGTATAAGGGAATTCCATTTTTCCTACTTTTGGCATTAGATTTGTCCTATCTCTTTCATTATGGTTGCGGCTTTTGGAGTTATATCTTTAGTCTTAGGCATAGTGTCCGCATTATACGCTTTACCTAATACTTCTGAAGCCCTATGCGCTTCTTGTACGTGACGCATAGTTGTTCCTGCTGGTTGTATTCCTTGTGCTCTTGCATCTCTATAAGCCTGCAATTCAGATGTCCACTTCTTATCTGAAATATCTCTTTTAGCATCTCCAGAGTTCATCTGAAGTCCTAAACCTTTACATCCAAAACATCCATCAATTGCAACTGGATGATGTTCCCAGTGTTTCATATATCCCCTTATACTGCTGTAAAGTTTGCTTCTGTTACTCCTACGCCACCAGCAATTAGTGCTGCTTTAATAGCATCGTTAACTATGTGATTATGTCCACCAATATAGAACTCTTGGTAATCATCTATTGCTTCATCAAGAACATAACGGACTCTTGAATATACTCCGCCACTCTTAGCAATACTGATACCTCTATCTAGTTTATAGAAGTAAAATAATCTATGTTTACCTGCTGGTCCTTCTCGGACTGTAGGTGTTTTAAAAACATAATCTGCCATTGTTCTCCTTAATGAACTTACTGTAAGGCTAGAGTTTCCCCTAGCCCTACCGTCAATCAACTAAGCGATTGAAGAACCTGATTCGATTCTGTATAGTGCCTCTTCACGGTAGCGTGCAAAGCCAAGTACGCCGTACCAACCCATTGGGCGGTGACGCATTAACTTGTCAACTACTGGTCCGATAACTACGTGTGGCTCTTCGGCAACTGCCTCAGCCAATGCCTGTTGTCCAGCGATGATTGTGCGGTACACCTTTGCAGATGAAGAACCATCAGTTGCTGAGTACAGACGTGGAGACTCTACGAAGTATGCACCCTCGTATGTTCCAATTTCTCCTGCCCAGATACGGTCTTGAACAGAGCCGTATTGGTTAGGAAGTAACCATCCTGCTGAACCTGTCTCAGCACGTAGGTCGTGGGATACTTCTGGGTGGATACCAGCCCAGTATAGTGAACCCTTACGAGCAACGGCCTTGCCAGCACGTAACTTAGCAACAGCCTTACGGATGTTAGCAGAAGATAGTGTTGCAGCAGCAGTGATAGTTGCTGTTGAAGTTGCAGTTGAACCTGAGTAGAGTACATTTGAACCGCCGCGCAATGTTGTCATTGCTACGGAGTCAATAGAATCTGCAAGGTTGAATGCAATAATGTTTGCGATTGCAGGGTCAACATCTGCAAGAGAGAATAACTCTAATGCACGAGTTACCAACACTGAGTTACCGTACTCGTTAAGAGTAATGGTTACTGATGTTGGTGTTGACATTGCTACTGCATCTGGGTCAGTTGTCTCTGTCAGAGCAGTTGTTGCTGCTGAAAGGTCAACGTAACGTTGTAGAACAACGGTTGAACCAGGGATTGCTTGACGTGCTGGACGCTTATCTGCTACAGAACGAATTAGGGGTTCTGAACGGAGAGCGAATTCTAGAAGACGGTCATACGCCTTCTGGACTAGACCAGCACCACCAGCGGTACCTCCGAGATTGTCGGATGCTGTTGATACATATGCCATATCGTCACCTCCAAGTGACTATGAACGGAATTATTGTGAGCGAAGTACATCCAATAATGCATCCATTGAATCTGCATTATCAATGCGAGAATTTAAATCCTCTGCTCGGTCTGGGGTCATAGCATTTTGGGTGAGTACATCTTGCTGCCTTAAGGCGGCTCTATCTACTTCACTTACTTTTGGCTCTTCCTTGTTAACCTTAATTCCAAATAGATCAGCGTTATCATCGAGCCAGTTATTCACTGACTCCTCGTTAACATCGTCTAAGTCTTTAAGAACAAGTCTCGCAGCCTTTGCGTTGACGCCCTTCTTTTCTAGGACTTCTTTGACAACTCGTTCACGCTGCACCTTGGATAATCCCTCAAGTTGCTCAGTGAGTTCTTTGATACGTTTTTCATCTGAACGTTTGGCTTTACGTAACTTTTTAAGTAAGTCACTTCCATCCATCTGTCCATCTGAGTCTGTATCTAGATCGTCGTCTTCGTCTTCCCAGTAGTTGTTGCTCATAGCAACCCACCCTTCTATTCGTTGTAGTCGCAAGCCTCAAGTCAATTCGGGGAAATTGGTTGGCTCTTGCTATCGGTCTTATACACTGCGCGAGGGCCGATGGATCCGCGTCAGGATTCTATTTATATGTTAGTTATACTGCCTAGTGCGCGTTTACCTAGACCAGAACTCTTCTTAAATTGTGCCGTTTCTAGTTCTGACAGTCTTTGTCTCTTACGAGCCGCCGAGGCTAAACCTTGTAATTGTTCTTGCTCTGCTTCCAACCTACCATACTGGGCTTCAGTTCCACCATAGATAGAACTTAACTTTTCAGCAGTAGGTAATACTTCTGCTATCTTTCTAAATCCTGCTTCGGCTTGAGCCTTAGTAACACCTTGTTGTGCTAATACGTCAGCACCTAGTGTGCCTCGTGTAACATTGGAGAATGGTACACTTGCTTGCTCCTCAGCCATAGCAAGTTCACTAGCGGTAAGTCCCTGACGGAGTGCAGCACCGCCAATTTCAGCA